CACAACAACATCTGGATCAACCACAGTATCTGTTAATGAGCCAGATCACGGTAGATCAACAGGAAATACTGTTAGATTTAGAGATGCTCAGGTTGTCGGAGGAGTAGCTGCAGCAACGATAAATAATTCAAGTGGATACACAATAACCAAAGTAGATGATGATAATTATACCTTTGCAACAGGCACAACATCTAGTATAAGTGAATCAGGAGGAGGCGGATCTGCATCAGCAGGGCCAGTCACAGTAAGCGCATGATAAATAAAATTTGGAATTGGATTAAAAATATGTTTTTACCAGAAAAGCAAGATCCACATCTTACTTTATATGAAGAGGTAAAACCAACTCATTGTAAAGGTCATAGAAGATATAGAAACAATTGTGAAGATTGTAGGAAGATAGTAGCATAATGGCTGGACTAAGTGCATCAGGATTAAAAACACAAATAAGAAGTTACACTGAAACAGACTCAAATGTTTTATCAGATAGTGTTTTAGAGAATATTATTTTAAATGCACAATACAGAATTTTTAGAGATGTGCCTATCGATGCAGATAGAAAACAACAATTAGGTAATTTTGTTGCTGGACAAGAATCTATCAACGCACCAGCAGGATGTTTGTTTATCAGAGGTATACAAGTATATGACACAAATGGATCAGCTATTACAGGAGCTAATAGATGGCTAGAGAAAAAAGACATGTCTTATCTTCAAGAATATCAAGACATAACAGGGACATCAGCTGCTCAAGGTCAACCTAAATACTATGCTTCATTTGGTGGTGCAACTGGAGAATCTGATACTACATCAGGTAGAATATTTTTAGCTCCAACGCCAAATACTACGTATAGATTTAGAGTTCATTTTAACAAAATGCCTGATCTTTTAGAAAATAATGACACCAATTATATTAGTCTTAATTTTCCAAATGGATTGTTATATTGCTGTCTATCAGAGGCTTATGGCTTTTTAAAAGGTCCGATAGACATGTTGACATTATACGAGAATAAATATAAACAAGAGGTACAGAAGTTTGCTAACGAGCAAGTTGGTAGAAGACGAAGAGACGACTACACAGATGGCGCTGTTCGTATACCGGTAAACTCAGCAAACCCATAGGAGATAAATTATGGCAATTACATCAGCGATATGTTCAAGTTTTAAACAAGAACTTTTACAAGGTAAGCATAACTTTGCTTCATCAGGTGGACACACTTTTAAATTAGCTTTATTTACTAGCTCTGCATCTTTAGGTGCGGCTACAACAGACTATTCAACTTCAAATGAAATTACAAATACATCAGGAACTGCATATACTGCAGGAGGAGCGACTCTTACAAGAACAGGAGTTGGCTTAACTAGCACAACTGCATTTACAGATTTTGGTGACGTAACTTATACATCTGCATCTTTTACAGCAAATGGTGCAATGATTTATAACACTACAACAGCTGGTGGATCAGGAACAACTGATGCCGTTGCAATCATAGCTTTTGGTGGTGACAAAACAGCAAGTAACGGAACTTTTAAAATTGAGTTTCCTACAAACGACGCGACAGCAGCAATAATCAGATTAGCATAGGAGGTCGACCATGTCGACTACTTCAGGATGGGGCCGGTTAACCTGGGATCAGGCTAATTGGGGTCAAGCCACAACTTTAAAAACAGGTTGGGGTGCACAACAATGGAGTGGTGATGGTGGTTGGGGAGATCTTTCTGATCAAACTGTTTCTGTCTCTTTAACAGGAATACAAATAACATCTAGTATTGGTTCAGTTGATGTACCGGACCAAGTAATAACACCTACAAGTTTTGAAATTACATCTTCACAAGGCGAAGCTTTTGTCCCTGTAAGTATAGATACATCTTTATCAGCAACATTCTCAATTGGTTCAGTATCCGTGGTTGATATGCAAGTTGGGTTGACTGGTGTATCAACAACATCAGCGATTGGATCTGTAACAGTTAATGACATGACGATTGGATTGACTGGCCTAGATATGACTTTAAGTCAAGGAACAGTTACAATACCAAATGCAACTGCTCAGTTCTCTGGTTTGTCAATGACAGTATCTCAAGGAACTGCAACAGCTATTTCATCTCAAGAGGCACAATTAACAGGTATTGAATTTACGGCTAGTCTTGGAACTGTTGTAATACCAAATGACACAGTTCAACCATCAGGATTAGAGGCTACATTTAGTCAAGGATCTATCATAGGATTAGGTGGTGCGTTAGTACAGCCAACAGCCCTAACTATGACAACTAGTGTAGGATCACTGACAGTAGAAGAAGGTTTAGGATTAACTGGTCAATCATTTAGTGCTAGTGTTGGGTCTATTTCACTAACAGATATGCAAGTAGGATTGACAGGACAGTCTGCATCGTTTAATATTGGGGCTGTAGATATATTTGCTTATGGAGATGTTGACCCTGGTTCAAATATATCATATACTAATGTTTCAACAGGCTCGAATGATACTTATTCAGATGTTGCAACTGGATCAAATACAAGTTATAGTGACGCTGCATAGGAGATAAAAATTTATGGCATCTACATATACGCCTCTTGGTATAGAACTTCAAGCAACTGGTGAAAACGCTGGTACATGGGGAACTAAAACTAATACTAATTTACAAATTATTGAACAAGTATCTGGTGGTTTTACACAACAAGCAGTATCTGATTCAGGTGATACTGATTTATCTGTTTCAGATGGTTCAACAGGTGCAACTCTTTCACATAGAGTTATAGAATTTACAGGGACATTAACAGGAGCAAGAAACGTAACAATTCCTCTTGATGTACAAAATTTTTACATTTTAAAAAATGCAACATCTGGTTCTCAAGTTGTAACATTTAAATATGATACAGGTACAGGAACTTCAGCTGCAATACCAAACGGTAAAACAGTAATTGCATATGCAAAAGCTGATGATGGCACAAATCCAAATATTACTATGCAACAGTTTGGAGGAGATGTTGTAGATGATACATCACCACAATTAGGTGGTAATTTAGATACAAACTCTTTCATGATAGACTTTGATGATGCTCATGGTATCAGAGATGAAAATGGAGCAGAACAGTTAATTTTTGAAACAACTAGTTCTGCAGTCAACCACATAGATATTACAAATGCTGCAACAGGTGCTGGTGCACAAATTGGTGCAGTTGGAGATGATACAAATATTAGTTTAAGATTAAGACCAAAAGCCACTGGTAATATAGAAGTTATGGGTGCTACAAACCCAGGAACTGTGCAACTTAACTGTGAAAGTAACAGCCACGGAATTCAACTACAATCACCTCCACATAGCGCTGCACAGAGCTACACAATTAAGTTTCCTACATCAAATATAACAGCAGGTACGTTTTTAAAGGTAGATAGTATTACAGGATCAGGGGCTACAGCAGTTGGTCAATTAACCTTTGATTCTTCACCAGCAACAACAGGAAAAGCTATTGCAATGGCAATCGTTTTCGGATAAAAGGAGTAAATTATGGCAGCACCAAATATAGTAAACGTAACATCGATTATAGGTGAGTCGCAAGGCTTTCAACTAGATACGACTACTACCACAGCTTTAATAACTGTGGCATCAAATAAATTAGTAAAAATTAATAGAATGACAGTTGCAAATATCGACGGAACAAATGCAGCCGATGTAACTGTAGGAATTGATAAAGCAACAAGAACTTCAGCAGCAACAGGATCATCTGTGTCTGGAGCACTTTTTAAAATAGCTAACACTGTTTCAGTTCCAGCTGATGCGGTTTTAGTTTTAGCAGATACACCTATCTATCTAGAAGAGGGTGATGTATTAGAAGGTGGAGCAAGTGCAAATTCAGACTTAACACTTTATGTTTCATATGAAGTTATAGACGACGCGTAGGAGGTACTATAGGCTATGGCAAATGGCGGAATAATAGGACCAGTCAACGACCCTGAAATTCAAGATCAAAAAGTTACATCATTTACATCTAGTGGAACTTTCACAACAGGATCATTAACAACTACTGTTGAAGCTCTTGTAGTAGGTGGTGGAGGCGGAACTTCTTACAATGGTAGTGGTGGCGGTGGCGCTGGTGGTTATAGAACAGGAGCTTGCATTTCAGTATCTGGTTCTACAGGTTATACAATGACAGTGGGTGGAGCGGGAGCAGCTAATCCTAATCCTCAATCTACTGGTGGTGCAGGAGGAAATTCAGTAGCTTTTGTATGTACACCTATATCAATAACTTCAACTGGTGGTGGAGGTGGTAATTGGGATAACGGTGGTAACGGTGGTTCAGGTGGTGGAGCTGGAGCAGAAGGTTTTGAATCTCCAGGAAATAATGATGGGGGTTCAGGTAATACTCCTCCTACAAACCCTTCTCAAGGTAATAATGGTGGTGGTGCTCAAAGAAATCAAGGTGGCCAAGGTGGTGGCGGAGGCTCTGGTAGTAACGGTAGTTTTGCAAATAGTGGTAATGGTGCTTCTGGAGGTAACGGTACAGCAAATTCAATAACAGGATCTCCAGTAACTTACGCAGGTGGTGGTGGTGGCGGTGTAGGAGGTGCAGCTAATGAAGGTGGATTAGGTGGACCTGGAGGCGGCGGTAATGGAGCGGGCCGACCCACTCCTATATGCACGGCAGCTCAAAATGGCACTGATAATACAGGTGGCGGTGCAGGTGGTTCAGCTCATCACCCAGCAGGTGGTAATAAAAATGCTGCGTCTGGTGGATCTGGTATTATTGTTGTTAAAGAACCTGCAGTTAAAAGTGCGCCTGGTATATGGAGCATGAATGAAGTTCTTGAAAACGTTAAAGACGGAAATTGGACAAATTAATTGATAGACATTTTAAAGATGATGTTTTATAAATATAAAATTAAGGAGTAATAACATGGCACATTTTGCAGAATTAAAAACAAAAGTAGATCCAACAGGTTTTACCTCTGATACACATCAAGTTGTAGAAAGAGTAGTAGTCGTAGCAAACGATGTAGTTCCTTCAGACATGCACGTCGATGGAGAAACATGGTGTATTAATTTTTTTAAAGGTGGAATCTGGAAACAAACTTCTTACAATAATAATTTTAGAAAACAATACGCAGGTATCGGAATGATATATGATCCTGTAAAAGATAAATTTTTAGGAAAACAACCTTACGCATCATGGTCATTAGATGAAAATGACGATTGGCAAGCACCTATAGCTTATCCAACAGTTTTAGATGATGGTAATCAAGGGTCTGTTTGGTGGTACTATATTAGATGGAACGATTCAAAATATCAAGCTGACAACACAAAAGGTTGGGAAGCAGCTAAATCAAACGACACTTCAGATCCAAAAACAATTTATAATTGGAATGGCACAACTTGGGTGTCCGAATAGGAGGATACTTAAATGCCTAGAGGCAGCGGTAATCAAAACGGTGGAGTAATTGGAAAGACGAATAGAACTTCGTTTGGAAAGTGTACTCAGACTATTAAAACATCTACAGGTTCAGTAACCACACAACCAGGTACTAGACTTGCAAAAGTTTTAGTTGTTGCAGGTGGTGGAGGTTCTGCTGGAGGATCAGGTGGTGGTGGAGCTGGTGGTTTAAGAAACGTGGAAGTTCCAGTTTGTGGAGGGTCTCCTTATACTTTAACAGTAGGTGGAGGTGGAGCTGGACAACAACCAACTCCAGCTGATCCATCAGGTAACTCAGGTAAAACTGGAGCTAATGGTAGTAGCTCAATTTTTAATCCAAGTGGTTCAGAAGGAACAACAAAAATTACATCAGCAGGAGGTGGAGCAGGAGTAGGTGTTAATGCACCTTCACCAAATCCTGGCGGTGGTAACGGTTCAGGATTATCTGGAGGCTCTGGAGGTGGAGGAGCAGACCAAGGACCTAACTCTGGAACAAGAATTGCAGGTACAGGAAATACCCCACCCGTATCTCCCCCTCAAGGAAACGATGGTGGATTTTCTAATGGACCAGCATCGTCTGGAGCTGGTGGTGGAGGTGGAGCTGGATCAGCTGGCTCTAATGCACCAAGTGGAACTGGAGGAGCTGGTGGAAATGGTTTAGATGTTAGTCCAGATTATCCAGGAGCACCTAATTCAGGAGTTTATGCAGGAGGTGGATCAGGTGGTGGATTCTGTGCTTCTAATACACCTGGAACACCAGGAGGTGGTGGAGCCGGTGGTGGTGGTGGAGGTAATGCCGGAGCAGCTGGATCAACTAATACGGGTGGTGGAGCAGGTGGTGGAGGATTAACAGGCCCAACAGGAACATACGCTGCTGGAGCAAATGGTGGCCCTGGTATAGCAATCATAAAAGAATTAAGTAAAGCAAGTGGTGTGTGGTCATTGCAAAGTCAATTAAAAGCCAAGCAACAGGGAACATGGCCACAATTTTTAATATCACTTGACTACTTAGTAGTCGCTGGTGGTGGAGGTGGTGGATCTGCTGATTCAGGATCTTCTGGTGGTGGAGGAGGAGCTGGAGGATATCGTGCCTCTGGATATGGTCCTTCGCCTTTACAAGGTAGTGCTTTAGAAATATCAAAAGGAGATTTCACAATCACAGTTGGTGGTGGCGGTGCAGGAACAAACGCTAGTACTCCAGGTAACGCTGGTGCAACAGGTGGATGTGGAACTGTATCAACTATTGATTCAATAACAGCTGCTGGAGGAGGTGGTGGAGGTGGACAAACTTCTGTAGCACAATCTGGTGGATCAGGTGGTGGAGGAAGTGCAGTGGGAACAGAATTTTATCCACCAGGATATACAGGCACTGCAGGTGCAGGGAATAACCCGCCAACAGACCCGCCTCAAGGTAACCCAGGTGGAACAGGTTGTACTTCTAGTCCAAACTCTGCTAACTTTGCAGGTGGTGGTGGAGGTGGTGCAACTGGTAGTGGAACTAATGGACCAACAGGTGGAAAAGGAGGAACAGGTGGAGCTGGAGCACCAAACGATATTTTAGGACCATCTACAACATATGCTGGCGGTGGAGGTGGTGGTAAGAGAGCGTGTGGAGCCGGTGGTGACGGAGGAGCTGGTGGTGGTGGAAAAGGTGCAGGTGCACCTGGAACTTCAGTCGCTGGTACAAACAACACTGGTGGTGGAGGTGGTGGAGCTGGTATAGGAAATACACCAGCCCCTGGTGGACAATCAATAGGTGCAGCTGGTGGTCCAGGTATAGTTATTGTTAGAGGACCAAGCGCAGTTACATTTAGTGCTAACCCAAGTCCGTCCGCAACAATTTCAACTCACCCTGGTGGAGATAAATTAGCTAAGTTTACAGCTTCAGGTACATTGACAGTTTCATAATAAATGTTATATTAAGTTCATAAAGACATATGAATTTAACAAACTATTATTGGTATTTCCAATCAGCTATACCTTCTCGTATATGTGATGACATTGTAAAGTATGGTCAACAACTTCAAGATCAAATGGCAATTACTGGTGGTTATGGTGATGGTAAAAAATTAAATCAAAAACAAATAAAAGATTTAAAAAGAAAAAGAGATTCTAATATTGTTTGGATGAATGATAGGTGGATATATAAAGAAATACAACCATATATTCATGGTGCAAATACAAATGCAGGTTGGAATTTTGAATGGAGTTTTTCTGAATCTTGTCAATTTACAAAATATAAAAAAGGTCAATATTACGATTGGCATTGTGATAGTTGGGATAAACCATATCAAAGAGAAGCTAATGATCCATCACATGGTAAAATTAGAAAACTATCTGTTACAGTTACTTTATCTGATCCAAAAGATTATAAAGGTGGGGAACTAGAATTTGATCTTAGAAATTTGGATCCTGATAAAAAAAGAAATGTTATAAAATGTAAAGAGATATTGCCTAAAGGATCTTTAGTTGTGTTTCCCTCATTTGTATGGCATAGAGTATGCCCAGTTAAAAGTGGAGAAAGAAACAGTTTAGTAATATGGAACTTAGGATGGCCATACAAATAATAGATAATTTTTTAGAAAAAGACGAGTTTAATAAACTTAGTGATAATATTATGGGAGATAGTTTTCCTTGGTACTATAATGACGGTATAACCGATAGTGATGATAAAAATAATTTTTATCTTACACATATTTTTTATAGACAACCAGGTATTAAAAGTGATTGGTTTAATATGTGGTTATCAACTATAGAAAAATTAAAATGTAAAAGTATTATAAGAATAAAAGCAAATAGTTATTTTACAGTGGATAAAAAACAAAAAAATAAACCACATGCCGATTATACTTTTAACCACAAAGGTTGTTTATTATATATAAATGATAACAACGGATGCACTTATTTTGAAAATGAAACTATAACACCAAAAGCAAATAGAGCTATATTATTTGACCCAAGTATTTTACATTCAAGTAGTTTATGTGATGATAAAAAAAGAAGAATAACTATTAACTTTAACTATTTTTAAAAACAGATATGAAAAAGAAAAAAGAAAATATACAGTATCCTAAACAGTTAACTTTAGAAGAGTATTTTAAATGTCCTATATGGTGGGCAGATCAACCTAGATTTGTAAATAAATTAAATAAGGCATCTGATAAATATATCAAAATATCACAGAAAAATTTAAAACCAACTATTGATAAACGCAATAAAAAGTTTGGTGACAAAGGGGATATGGGTCACGTGTTTCATTCTACATCTTTAATTAATGATCCTGACTTTATAGAATTACAAAATTATGTAGGTGCTACAGCACATAATTTATTAGATGAAATGGGATTTGATTTAACTAATTATCAAGTA